TGACTCGCGAAGAGCTGCATAGGGCAACTGCTGCGGTCGCGACCCTCGAGCGCGATGACGCTCTCTGGGCCGCAAGCGAGATCATCGATTTGCTGATCAATGAGCTGGGCGGTGACCCGGACTCCTTTCCATGCCTGAGCCCCGACGAGTGGGCGCTACGGCTCGACAAGCTGCATCGGCAGATCGAGCTGCTGTTGATCGACATGGTCTGCGGCGCCGCCGACCTCAATGAGGTCATCAGCGTAATCGCGGTCAAACAGAAAAAGGGGATACCCAGATGAGGATCATCTCCGCCGACGAGCGCCTAGCCGAGAAGTCCGGCGCCAAGATTCTGATTGCTGGTCGGCCCAAGGTTGGCAAGACCTCGCTGCTGCGCACGGTCGCTCCAGCACGCACGCTCTTCTTCGATCTCGAGGCCGGCGATCTCGCAGTCAAGGATGTGCCGGTCGACACGCTGCGCCCCGAGACTTGGGAGCAGTGTCGACATCTCGCGTGCTTTCTGGCCGGCCCCAACCGATCGCTGCCGCCAACCGCTTGCTATAGCCAGGCGCACTATGATGCGATCCGTGCCGACTTCGAGAACTTGTCTCTCGAAAAGTACGACACGTTTTTCGTCGATAGCATCACAGTTGCCGCACGCAAGTGCTTGAGCTGGGCAGAGCAGCAGCCGGAAGCCTTCAGCGAGCGCACTGGCAAGAAAGATGTGCGCGGGGCCTACGGCCTGCTCGCACGCGAGATGATTGGGTGGGGCACGCACCTGCAGAACGCCCGCGGCAAGAACGTGGTCTTCATCTGCATCCTGGAGTGGGTGGCTGACGACTTCAAGCGCGGCGAGTGGGCACTGCAGCTCGATGGGCAGAAGACCGCGCGCGAGTTGCCTGGCATCGTCGACCTGGTTGCCACTTTGGAATTCCTCGACTTCGGCGACGGTCAGCCGCCGACCCGCGCCCTTGTCTGCACCTCGCCGAACGCGGGGGGCTATCCGGCCGGTGATCGGTCCGGCCGACTCGACCAGATCGAGCCACCCGATCTCGGCAGGCTCATCGCCAAGCTGACCAGCCCTGGTCAGCGCAAATCCCCCGTCACCCCCGAGCAGATTCTCACAGCAACAGTGGAGTAGCCACATGGACTTTAACGATGTTGGACCACAGAAGAACTTCGACGTGATTCCCGATGGGACGATCGCAACCGTGCGCATGACTATTCGCGCCGGCAATGCTGGCGAGGGCGGCTGGGCGAAGCGGTCGAAGGACGGCAACAGCGAATCCTTGGACTGCGAGTTCGTCGTGCTCGATGGTGAACACGCCAAGCGCAAGTTTTGGACCATGCTTCTGATTGCCGGCACCACGCCAGGTCATGCCGAGGCGGCCGACATCACCGCGCGCAAGCTACGCGCGATCCTGGAATCCGTGCACGGCATTAAACCGGGCGACGCAAGCGACCAGGCCAAGGCGGCGCGCAGGATCGTGTCTTACGGTGATCTCGATGGTGCGAGCTTCATCGCCAAGATCAGCGTTGAGCCGGCACGCAACGGCTTCAAGGCTAAAAACGTGCTCGATCGCGTGATCGGGACAGATGAGAAAGAGTGGCATCCCGTTAAGCAGGAACCGAAGCCGGCTGCCCCGGCAACAGCGACTGCAAAGCCTTCCTCGACGCCAGCGATTGTGAGGCCAGCATGGGCCGACAAGCGCTGAACAGCGACGACGAGTGGCAACGTCGGGCCACCGCTGCTGCCATTGCTGCCGCGCGCGCGATCGTGCTCGGCAACAAGGCTGTGATCAATCAGAACACGCCCATTGGCCGACTCTCTGACACTGAGTGGGGCTGGGTCACCTGTGCCGCAATCTTCGCTTGGATCAGCGCGCGTGCCCAGCAGGCCACGGCTGAAGGTCTCGACATCGAGCGCACGATCCGCATGACAGGCCTCGATCCTGATCCGTGGGACGCGGGTGCGGTTGCGACGATCCTGCCCGAGCTTGCCGACACAGCCGGCATCGACTGGAGCAAGCCGCTCCTGGAATGGCCGAAAGAGACGATGCTCAATTTCCTGACCACGGCGCTCGGGCTCATTCGCAAGGCAACGATCGGGCGCGATCTCGGCGGCGGCGCGATCACACGCAGGACTGAGGCGCTTAACGACGATATCCCGCCGCTTTGAGGAGGGGCGCCAATGAATCAGGTCACCCAAGCCACCGCGAACGTCGACAAGTTCCTGGCGGCTATCAGACCGCCACGGGGCCGACTGATCTTCGCGCTTGATGCCACCATGAGCCGGCAGCCGACTTGGGATCGGGCCTGTCATCTGCAGTCCGAGATGTTCCGCGCAGCCGACACGCTCGCTGTGCAGCTCGTCTACTATCGCGGCGAATCCGAATGCCGGGCGTCCCGCTGGATCTCGGATACGCGGCAGCTCGCACAGCTGATGCAGCGCATAGACTGCCGCGCCGGTGAGACACAGATCCGGAAAGTGCTTGAGCACGCTGCACGTGAGAATGCTGCCGAGAAGGTCGCGGCGCTAGTTCTCATCGGTGATGCCGTCGAGGAAAATCCGGACACGCTCGCCCACCTTGCTGGGGCGCTCGGCATTCCCGCCTTCATGTTCCAGGAAGGCGGCGATCGGACTGTCGAGGGCGTGTTCCGTGAAATCGCGAGTGCCACGCGCGGCGCCTATGCGCGCTTCAAGGCCGGATCAGCACAGCAGCTTGCGACGTTGTTGCGCGCGGTGGCGGTCTTCGCGGTCGGTGGGCGGGCCGCGCTCGCAGCGCAAAAGGACGACGCTACGATCAAGCTGCTCGGGCAGATGAGGTGATGGTTAATGCTCGACTTCAATCGCACGATCTTGTCCGAGACGCCGCTGAATCGGGCGATCAACGACCTGATCGAGCAGGCCGAGCCGCGCGAGGAGAACGTGCGGCAATATCTCGGTGCGAGCTCAGTCGGCAGCAGCTGCCTGCGGCGAGTTCAATACGACTGGATGTGCGACCCAGTACATGTCTCTCGCACGCGGGACATCTTTCGCCGCGGTCACCTGGTCGAGGAGCTTTCCCGACAGCACTTCATCCGCGCGGGTTTTCAGTTCGCGCCGGAGGAGCGACTCAAGTTCAGCGCGGTCGATGGTCTGTTCCGCGGCCATAGCGATGGCCTCTTCGTTGGCGGGCCAGCGCTTCCTGATGTCACCTACCCATGTCTGTGGGAGCACAAATGCTTGGGGCGTAAGGGCTGGCGCGCGCTCGAGCGTGATGGGTTGCTGAGGGCGCATCCGCAATACGATGCGCAGTGTCAAATCTACCTGAGCTATCTCGATCTCGATTGCGCGATCTTTACGGCGGTGTGCGCTGACGACATGGCGCGACTCAACTTGCTCGTACCGTTCGACGTCGAACGTGCGCAGGCGGCGTCTGATCGCGCCGTCACTGTGATCAAGGCGACGCAAGCCGGTGAGTTGTTGCCGCGCGGCTACGACGACCCGAACGATTGGCGCTGTAAGATGTGTTCGCACCGTAAGAGGTGCTGGCCATGAACAACGCGCTGCTACGCGATGCGCTGGCGATGCTCAAGCAGGCTGGCATCAGGCCGCAGATCCGGCAAGGGCGTCATTTCAAGGTGTGCTGGACCGATCGCGCCGGCCACGCCCGTTGCCTCATTGTAGCGCGCTCGCCAAGCGATTGGCGCGCGGGTCACAACAATCGCCGAGAGCTGCGGCGTCTTTTGCGGGCGATGTCATGAGCGAGCTCACTCCTGACGCCAGCAAGAAGGTCGCCAAGCTTGTCCGCCTGCTATTGTCCGACCGCGACGGTGAGGTGATCGCTGCCGTCTGCGCAATCAAGCGTGCGCTAGCTGGCGAGAAGCTCGATCTGCATGTGCTGGCCGACGTGATCGAGCATCCGGCCAACGGCAAGAAATTCTCTGAGGAAGAAGCCAAACAAATTTACCAGCGTGGCGTCGCTGACGGCAAGCGCGAGGCTGGGCGAGGCGGGGTCCTATTCGCCAGCGTGGATGAGCCGACCTGGCACGAGATCGCGTGCACTTGTCGTGATCAGAAGCCCCTGCGCGATGAGCGCGAGCAGCAGTTTGTCGAGGACATGGTGAGGCGCACCGTGCAGGGCGGCGTGCCGACCGAGAAGCAGGCGAACTGGTTGCGCAAGATCTATGCGAGGCGGACATGAGCACGAAGCCGCGTACCTATAACGCCGACCTCGCCCATCTGCCCCCGGCGCTCCTGCCCCTGACCGAGGAGCCGCGCTGGGTGGTCTGGCCGTGGGAGCTGCGCACGACTAAGGGCGGAAAGAAAAAATGGACCAAGCCGCCCAAGATGGCGCGTGATCCGAGTCGGAATGCGCGCTCGAATGACCCCACGACCTGGGGAACCTACGCCGACGCACTCGCTGCCGTCGCCGCTCATCAGGCAGACGGAATCGGATTCATGCTCAAGGACTCCAACATCGGCGCCATCGATCTCGATGTCTGTGTCGACCGCACCAGCGCGAAGCTCGATCCATGGGCTGAGAAGTTGCACGACGAGGCCGCCAGCGCCTACCAGGAAATCACTGTCTCGGGCGGCGGGCTACGCATCATCGGCACCGTGAGCGGGCCGGAGGTGCACCGGAAATTCACCTTCGATCGCAATACCGGCGCCGGGGTCGAGCTCTATCGAAATACGGCGCGCTACATCACGATCAGCGGGCTAGAGCTTGGTTCCTGTGCTGAGCTCCCACCGCTCGACGCCTTCATCGATACATTGCTCGCCCGCTACAGTGGGCAGGCGGCAGGCGGGCTCGACTTCAATGATGCCTCACTACAAGGCGGCATTGATTATGACGAGGTAATCAGAAACGG